TCACTTAGTTGGCGTGACCTTTTTGCCGATCCGTTTGCGGATGTAATTCTCGGTCATTACCACCGTGGTGTGCCCAAGTTGGTCCCTCGCTTGCAGGATATCTCCACTGGATTCCGCTTTATCGGTACCAGCCTTTGCACGTAAGTCGCGCATCTGAAAGTCTCCTTTTTCAACGCCGGCCGCCTCGCGGGCCGCATCAAACCTCCCTCGCAACATGCTGCTGGTCATTGGTTGCCCGTTATCCATAACGATGAGCCTACTTGTTCGTATCTTGTGCCCGTCCTTTCTAGCCATGATTCGATCAATCACAACCTTCAGCTCGCCCGTTATCTCAATCCTCCGCTTTGCGTTCGTCTTGCCTTGTTTCACGGCCAGCCTGTTGTCGCGGATGTCACGCTCGTCCATTTTCAGCGTGTCCGCTATACGTTGGCCCGTCAGGTAGAACAGATCAAGCGCATCTCGCAGCGGCTGTTCGGCGTGCTGATACACCAGGGCGAACATCTCATCCTCAATGTATTGATCACGGCCTGACTCTTTGTGCCCCTTTACGCCGGCGCACGGGTTGGCTAAGGCCGTATAGCCGCTGCTCCTGGCAAAGTTCCAGATGGCGCTGAGCAGTGCCTTCTCTCGGTTGGCTCGCACTGGCGCTGTCTTGCCGCGTTGGCGCAGGTACTGCACAACGTGCTGTGGCTCAATCGCTTCCAGTGGCGCTGGCGGATCGTCGAAGAACTTCAGCAAGTGCTTCAACTCTCGGACGTTATCTTTTTGTGTGGCCACGCCCTTGGTGGGAACCACCTCGAGCATGTAGATCTCCGCCACATAGGCGAAGGTGAGCACGGTCTGAACCAAAGCCGATGACACGCGGCTTTTCTCCATCTTTGCGTATTCTACGATCGCCAGCCCGTAATCGCTGCCTAGCGGAATCTCTTTCCTGGGTGAGCCTCCGACGTCGTAGTAGTAATAGATTGTCCCGCTGCGCTGCTTGCGCTTCCTGAGTCGCGTAACGCTGTCAGGTGTTGTTGGTTTCCTTCCCATTTAACTCACCAGCCGTGGCTGCCATTTTGATTTGTCTGCTGCACCTGCTACTGCCTCGCCGGTGAGGGCTGACGCGATGACGCAAGGCCACCCGCTGCGCTTGATGGTGTGGCGAATGCCGTTCCTCTTAAGCACCTGAACCTGGCCGGCTTTGGTTCTGGCACCGGTGAGCGTGCAGACGTCTTCGTGCGATAGGAAGTGAATTCCGTCCATAGCTACCTCCCGTAGCCCATTTTGGGCCACGCTTCATTGATGTTAAAGGGGCGTCCTTGCCGCGCTGGGCGGCAGAAGGCGGGTTAGGGTTTGGCCGAATGTTTGGTGAGCATCTCCTTCTTCTTAACGATGGCGTCCGCTCGCTTCTGAAGAGCTGTCCACTGCTCATCTACCCGGCGCCACCCGGCCTCGATGGCTTTTTCCTTGGAATCGAACAGATCAACCAGGTGGTATGTCTTCCGGCTTTGTGCCCGCATCCAGCCGTCCACGCTGTAGATGCCAACGATCTCGACTTTCTTTGGCGCAAAGCCAGCAGTCAGTACCCACGCGCCGTAAGGGAACTGGTTTTCAGTCATGCGTGCATGCCTCGCCCGCCGTTCACCGGCGGGCACATGTGGTTTAATATGAAAAATTCTTGAATGGGATCGAACGATGGATAAGGCGTTCAAGCAGCCAATTTTTGTAGTGGGACTGCCGCTTACGATTTGTGGCTTTGTTTTTGGAATTACTGGACTGCTCGCGAGTGGAACACTTGCCTATGTCGCGCCGGGGCTATTGATACCTGGCTTGGTTTTGATGGCGGTTGGTTGGTTGAAACGGGATAAGTAAATCGTCGCTCACCGGCAGGTATCTACTGGGATTGGAGTAAGGAGGCGTGCCGCAGAACTTGCAGCCCTTCCTCATCAGTTATGAGTCGCCTAGTAGGAGTAGAGCACTACCTGTGATAGTTTTTTAGCGTTCGCCCTGCCAGAACTTAATTGCAGCCTTACCGGGGGACTTGCATCTGGTTTGGGCGAACACTCTTCATCTCTACGCTTTTATCCAGTCGATAAATGGTTATTGAAAATGTCTCATGTCTGAGTAGTCTTTTCCTTGCCCACCCGGCATAAGAGGCTCTTTACCGGTCTATGGATGGCGAGGCTAATTCTGCTGGGTGGGCACCTCGTCCTCCGCTCACCTGCATGCATGTAGTGGGATTGGGATTAGGAAAACGTGTTGCCGATTTGTGCTGCTACGCAGGTGATGGCCCGCCTCAGCGCGCTTCCCCGACCGGAGTCCTCGGTCCAGCCGATGTTCTCGCCGAAACCACGGCGCTCCACCATCACGTATTGCAGGTTGGTGAACCAGAGGATGCTGAGCTGAAGGCTTGTCGCCAGGCGCAGCGCATCGCCGTCATTGGTTAGCGGGGACCAGACGACATCCAGTCCTGACTTTTTATCGACGATCCACATCCCGCCGGAAGGGCAGTGGCGGTTTTCTTCGAGATCAATGCCTGCCGCCTTCGCTGCCAGGTCCAAAAGAGCACAGTCGTTCATGGCCTTGGACCCTCCACAACAGTGATGCCGGCGTCAGTCAGCATATGGCGCACCTCGATGCCGGGAACCAGGCCCATGGCGCAGTCCGCCGTGTCGTCCTTCTCGCGTTCCAGATGCCCATCATTGTCCCAGGCTTCAACGGCAGGAAGGCCTACCACCAGAATCTCGCGGGAGCGCTTGAACCAGTGCCAGGCCTTCGCGATGCACGGGTCACCGTAGCTGCCGTTTGAGAGGCGACAATTTTTGACAAGGCCCGGGAGGCGGTGTGAATGCGCGCAGTAGTCGGCCTCGAACTCGTCCTGCATTGTCTGCGTCATGGCCTTGGCCCCTTGTAGATGAAAACGTAGGCGAACCAGAGGGTGGCGATCATGGCGTCACCCGCTTGAACTCGACGACCCAGACCCACGGGTTGGCATCCCAATCGCCGCCGACGGAGCTCCACAGGTTGGCGAACGCAAAGCGTGGAGTGAAAAGGCATTGTTCGTGGCTGGTGGTCTTGTCCCACGCCCAGCCGTTGCGCTGTTGGTGACCGGCCTGCGCCGGGCAATCACCGACATCTTTCCAGCCGGTGTCGCCATGGAAGCACTGTTGGCCGTAGTCGGTGAAGAAGCAGCCCTCGGCCTTGGCCTGGTCTTCACTGATGTCCTGCAACCGCTCAATGCGAACGGCGGTGACCTCCAGCAGGATGCGGCTGGCCCAGCGCGGCGTGTGAATGCTGGGCTTCCATGTCGGCTGGTCCTGCTCGTAGGGGTTGAGGCCGTCAGCGGCGTATACCAGGTCGCCGTCCTCTCGCGCCTGATCAAGGTCCACCATGTCGGCGGGTTGCAGGTACGGCCCTTTCTGGACTTCGGAGTGGTTGCAGTACCAAGTCTCGCGCACCCACAGCCGCTGGCCCCGTCGCCCGTAAGGGCAATTGCCATACAGTGCTAGCTCTGCCGCGCACTCAGCCTCGGTAGCACCTGAGACGTTGAAGCCGTAGCGCGGGTGATGCTGTGCGGTCGCTGTCCACTCGTTGCCGGGATAGTCCGACCCGCTCAGCCTTGGCAAGTGATGCGCCTTGACTGCCCGCCGCGTGACTGTCTTCCGCCCCTCCAAAATCGCACGGATCATTGGGCCGCTAAACAGGATCGGTTTTTCTCTGTGCATGCTGGGCGCCGCTTTCGGTTTCGCCATCTTGGCCAGGCAGCGCTTGCAGGTCACTTTGTCGCGAGTGCCGGTGCCGTTCCATTCGGCATTGGAGTTTTCGTTCAGGCCGCACGCCGACGAGCAATCATACTCACCGTCCATGTTCTGGCCGCCGCTTATGGTTAAGTGAATTCGTTTAGTCACGGGCAACACTCGTCCTTGCCGCTATAGCGGCTGACTTTGAAGGGGGAGGGGTTACAGGTTTTGCAGATGGAGTACTAATGTACTCTTGTCGGGTCACACGCCAGGGCGGCCTTTGAAGGCTAGCCAGATGTAGTGCCGTCCTTTGGACGTGACCTTGATTTTGCCAACCTGTCGGTTCCAGGTGATCAGCCGCAGCTCTTCAAGGATGCTCGTCAGCGTGTGACCCTGGTGCTAGCCGGCCAGCGCCTTGATACATCCCTGGGCCAGCAGGCCACGGAAGTCATCGTGGCCGAAGTTGGTGCCTTGGAACGACCCCTGCATCTGCTCGTCGGTCACAAGGTCAGTGACTGCGTTCACGCTTGGGTCGCGTCGGTAGCATTTATGCGTCATCGCCACCACCCTCGGCTGGATCGAGTGCGGCGCGATTAAACGGCGTCTCATAAGCCTCTCGCAAATACGCGGTTTGCTTTTTCTCCGCTTCAAGCAACCCCTCAAGCACATCCACCCGCTCATCCGCAGAGGTCAGGCGCTGTTGCAGGGCCGCAATCGTTTCCCGTCCGGCCGTTTCACGCGCCAGGAAGATCGAGTAAGCCTCCTGCGAGACGCGCGCCGATCGCCCGTCGATTCCGAAGTCCACGCCGGCGGATTCTTCCGGTACGGCGATTTTGTTTTCTGTGGGCATGGGGAGTCCTTGCCGGGCCATGCCCGGGCGGTGGAGTGGGGGAGTTACGCTGCGCGTGATTGGCGTTGCTCGGCGCGCCACGGGTCGTTGGCCCGTGCCAGCGCTGCCATCGGCGGTGGGCTGACGCTGTTACCGCACATGTGCACCTGCTGGGTCTTGGTGAACGGTTTGCCGTCGGCACCGTGGCTGATGATGTAATCGGCCGGGAAGCCCTGGGCCTTGTACAGCTCAGCTGGTTTCAGCATCCGCAGGCAGATGTCGACGATCACGTAGGGCGTACCTTTCACCATCACGGTGACCATAGCCAGGCGGTCCTTGGTGGTGATCGTCGGCGCCGGTGAGTCGCAAGCGCTGATGTTCTCCGTGCCGTAGTAGCTGATCAGGAATGCCGCGACGCGCAGGGCGCCCGCCTCATGCTCTGGCGACAGGGTGAGCGACACCAGCGAGCTTTTGCCACCGCCGCCGGCCGTGATGGTCGGCGCCGGATCATTCAGCCCCTGGCCGACGCTGCCGCCGAATGCCCGCTCCATGAACGCGCTGACCAGCCCGTGGTGCTGGCCGCCGGCACTGACGGTGTGCAGCGGTTCGTTTACGTCGCGTGCATCGCAGTTGCCGCGCAAGTGCACCAGGTTCGCCACCGCCAGTTGCTGCTGGCTGCCGCTGTTGGTCACGGTCGTCATGGGTTCGTGCATGCCCTTGGCGTGCGTGGTGTTGAACCCGCCGTTGGCCTGAATCATCACTGCGGTGCTGACGGACTGGCCGCCGCCGCTGGCAGTGACGGTGCCCACCGGCCCGTTGATGTCGTTGATTCCGTGGGAGCGGCGTTTGTTTGCGCCTGAACCCTCGCCATGTCCGGCCTGGACGATGCAGGCTGATGCCAGTGCATGCTTCACGCCGCCTGCGACAACCGTGCCCAGGGGCTGATCCAAGCCAGGCACCCGTGGCTCTTGCCCTTGCCGCTCGCCGTAGCCCGACTGAATCAGCGTGGGGCTGATCAGTGTAAGCTCGCCGCGATTCGCGCAGGTCACCGTGGGTAGCGGCTCAAGCGGGTCATTGATGCGATCGCTGCCTTGGTGTGTTGCCGGGGCAATCACCGGGCTCACCACCGAGAACGCTCCGCCCTTCGGGTAGGAGGTGATAGTGCGCAGCGGCTCGCCCGCGGATTGCACCGACTCACCCGACCAGTTCGCGATAGGCACAATGAACGGCGCCGGGCTATCGATGACGAATTTCTTCATGCCCTTGGCAACCCGGCGCAGGGTGGCGTCGGCCAGGTCTTTCTTGCGGCCGAAGATACTTTTGCCCAGGTCGCTGAAGTCGATGCAGTCGGCGGCGGTCTTCCACTTCTGCTGACCCTTGACCGGGTTCTTCGCGTGGGTCGGCTCAGGCCACACCACCGGCCGGCCATCGCACCGGGCGATCATGAATAGGCGTTCCCGGCTGGTTGGTGCACCGAAGTCGCAGGCCTTGATAACTTTCCACTCCGCCACATAGCCCATGCCTTCCAGCAGGGCCACGAAGCGGCGCCAGGTGCGGCCGCGCTGTTTCGGGTCAGGCACCAAGAACTGGTTCGACACCGGCACTTGTTCGCCCGGTGCCGCCACCCGGTTGGTGGTTTTCCCTTTCTTGGTCGGGTGCGGCACCTGGTCCAGGGTCACAACCCGGCCGGTGGCCTTGTCGCGCTTGGCGATCAACCGGCCCCATTGCAGGATCTGCTTCACGTTCTCCAGGCTGATCACCCGTGGCCGCTTCATGCCTGCCCACTTGAGGCCGATCCACGACAGGTTGCGGATCTCGCGCTTGCGCGGTTGGCCGCCGGCTGCCTGGGAGTGGTGGGTGCAGTCCGGCGACATATGGAACCAGCCAACGGCCTTGCCGCCGCACTCGGTGTCCGGATCACCCTCGAACACGTCGGTGGTGAAGTGCTGCGCGCCGGGGTGGTTTACGGTGTGCATGCTGATCGCCTGCGGGCTGTGGTTCTTCGCCACGTTCACCGTGCGACCCAATCCCATCTCCAGGCCGGTCCCGGCACCTCCGCCACCGCAGAAGAAGTCGACAACGATCTCATCGTCCTGAGGGTTGAAGCCGAGTCCGTATTGGGTTTTGAAATCGAAGGGGTGTTTCTTCTGTTGTGCGGACATAGGGGATCCTCGCCGGAGAGCATGCGACTACGGCATAATCTGGTAATGGGTTGAGGTTGGAGAACGATATTGAAAAAGGATTGGGTGGTCTGGTGCGGATGTATTGGGCTGTTTTTAGCGGGCGGAATCTACTTCAACATGCTTCCCCGAGTTGTTTGGAAAACAGAGGTCGGTGTTGCTGATGTGGTTGGAGGGTTTTCAGCAATTGCTGCGGCAGTTGCTGCCTTCGCTGCTTGGCGTGCGGCAAGCATTGCCAACAAACAATCAACAGATAGCGCGTTATCGATCAGATGGCAGATGTACAAGATGCATCTCGATTCTTTCAATGAGTGGTTGCAAGGAATTGAGTTTGATCAAGGTGTGGTTTTTTACAGGAAGCATGAGCTTTACGAAATAATGTTTCCTTTCAATAGGGATCCATCAGAGGCATTCAGTGATAAAGGTTCATCAGAAGTTGTGTCGTGGGCTAATAGTTTTAAAAGGTTAGCTGATGTCGCATGCACATACAAAGCTCTGGGGCCTAGAGAGATCGAGGAGTGGATTTTTGACTATGCTCGTATTACTGGATACATGAGGTACTACTTGTTGTCGCCTGATGATAAACAGTTCTTTTTTGATAATAGGCTTGCTACCGGTGTAAGTATTGATAATTACGAGGATGTATTGCCCGCTATGAATAGTATTGTTGAACGGCTCTCTAAATTCGCTTTTGTTGATTTGAAGTATGGGTATAGGGGGATGACGGCAGAATTCAAAGAGTCATTTATGGGATTCTACTTTGATGTTTCTATGAATAACTACAATCAGCATTCATATAGAGAGAATCCTTGATTCAGTGTTTATTGCTCGACACAGACTTCCGCAGTTTTCTCAAGCAGTCGCGACTTTTTAAGATATCTCAATATCAAGTCGCGACGTTGTAGCAAAGGAACCTGGTTTTTTTGTTAGTGGTCAGATGGCAGCCCGCTTGAGCTGCTCGGTCAGTTGGATTGGAAGGCCGCGTAGCGTCAGAGTTCCACCTTCCTCGTCAAACTTGATCTTGTCGCCCAGCAGGTGCGCCTCGAAGCTGATCGACATCCCTTCGGCCCGACCGGTGAAGCGCCGGAATTTGTTGAGGGTCTTTTTGTCCGGCGGCAGGGTCTCGGAGATTCCGTAGTCCTTTGCCTTAATGAAGTCGTAGAAGTTCTTCGGGCGGTCTTCGTCGATCAGGCCCGACAGTTCGTCGAGGGTGATCGGCTCGCCCAGCTTGGCCTGAGCCATGGAGTAGCTGACCAGCGTGTGGGTTTTCTCGCGGGCTGCGTCTTCGACCATGTCCTCGCTTTCAACGAAGTCGCTGAACGCCTTGAGCAGGGTTCGGGTTTCGCCCGGGCCGTCGATCCCTTCCTGGCAACCGATGAAGTCGCGGAAGTAATCGTTGAGCTTCCGGCCCTGCTTGCCCTTCAGGTACGAGATGTACTGCTTCGACTGGCGGTTGTTCTGCCATTCGCTGATGTTGATGCGCGCGGCCAGGCGGATGTGATCCAGGTCCAGACGATTCACCGTCATCAGGGCCAGCTCTTCGGTCATCGTCACCGCTTCGGTTTCCTGCACCAGGGCAATGACCAGGTAATCGGTCAGGCCTTGTTGGTAGTGGCAGAAGAGGGCGTGCCCGCCGGTGGTGAGGTTCGATTCTTCCATCAGCCTGGTCAGGTGTTCGACGGCCGTGGTGCTGAATGACAGGAAGTCGGAAACGCCGGCCAGGTACTTGCCGAGCCAGCCGCTGAATGGGTAAGCGCCTGACTCCTGATGAAAGAACCCCCAGCCCTTGCCGGCTGTGGCGTTGTAGCTGTCGTTGAGATGGCTCATCAGGTCGTCGCGGGCCTGGCTGTCGACCTGCTCGGATGCGCCCAGGAAAAGAACAGCCGGGTTGCCGTCGGGCTTCTTGTCGATCTTGTGGATGACGCTATGGCGTACAGGCATTTCGTTTACCTCAGGTAAGCGCCGCCCTCCGTATCCGGTGGTGGCAATTTGGTTTGGGTTGGGGTATGACGAGTATCTGGCATGAGGCCAGAACAAGGAGATAGGCGTGGTACAAAGATCAAATGCTTTCGAACAATGGTCGCCGCAGCAAGGCGATAAACTTATCGAGTATGGGCACGAGAATGGGTGTTACTCGGAGATCCGTTTACGCCGAAGTCACTCGGGAGCAATCGGCCACATGTTTATAGGCGTTTATCGGGAGGATGGAAGAATGATCACTGAGCAGATACACGATGTTTCCGACGAATCCGACAACGAAGCTTCGGATTTCGCGATGGAAGAGGCTCGGCGCTGGGCTCTTAATCCGCGCCGCTGAGAATAACTCTGGATGCCAAGTGCGGTGGGCTAGGCGCGCTATCAGTCGTTTTCGCCGTCATCGTCGGCGTTCATTTGGAGCGACTCGGCAAAGCCTGCTTGCCGTAATTTGCGCGCCACGTTTTGTGGTATGTCGATTGCGTGGCGCTTAATTTCAAGCATTGGCGCGGATTTCTCGGCGCCCAACGAGTGGGCATGTGCGATAAGTCGCCAGATGGTGGTGCGGTCCTTCGTTTCGCCCAGATCGGCGGTGAGCGCAGCCAGCAGGTCACGCATCCCCTGGCGGAAGTAATGGCGAATGATGTCGGACGGCCCTTTGATCTTCGGCGGCGCCGGCGGCAGATCCTCGGCCCGGCCATTCAGCACCAGCAGTTGCACGGCCTCGCTGACCTCTTCGATCTCATGCCAGCACATCAACTCGTCTAGCATCTGCCGGGTTCCGTACGGGACCGTGTGTCGCAATTCCTGCTCGCCCAACTCCTGCCGCTTCTCGGCAAGCTTGGCTGTGCGTTCCTTCTGTTCGGCAGCCATGGCCTACCTCTTCTATTCCGCTGGCAGGCAGTGCGAGCCAGGTTTGACGTTTGCGTTGCTGGACGCGGGCTATGCGGCGCATGAATCGACCTTCTGCTGATTCCAGGCGCCTACCGCTTCGAAGATCCGCGCAGCGTGTGCCTCATCCAGCGACATCACTTCGGGAATGGCGATCCAGCCTGAAGCCACCATCTGGCTTTGGTTGGCCTCGTCGCGCAGTTGCTTGTAGCAATGCTCGATCACGTCTTCTAGGTGATCGGAGAGGTAGACGCCTTCGGGCGCAATCTCCACCGATTTGCTGTAGCGGTCGCCGCGCGCGTCGATGCAAAGCGCGCTGAGGTAGATCGTCCACCGGTGAGGGATGCCGCACACAGCCTGGCCGATCTTCCCCGGCGCGATGTTCTTCAGCGACTTGTAATTGATCATGCCCTGGCGGCCGCTGGGGTCGATGTTCACGACTGCGACGTGGTTGGAGGCCAGCAGCGACCGGCAGGACCGGTCAACGCGGGCTTTGAGGTTGTGCGGCTTACACCGTTTTTTTGATTGCCTGGCCATGACCGCGTCTCCCGCTGTTTTTGTGGTACCCGTTTTCAGCCTCGGCGTTCTTTCTGGCAGCTACTGCAGCCGCTAGATCTTTGAAATAGCCAAGATTGATGCGCGTCCCGCTGACCGTGATTCTTGCGACCCATCCATCAGCGCGGCTATGCCGCCGAACTCCAATGCAGCCCGAAGTACTGTCACAACGAACGGCCCTATTTCGGTCGTTCTCCTGTCGAGTTACTGCACGTAAATTGCACCAGCGGTTATCTGTTACGTCACCGTTTATGTGGTCGACCTGATCTGGTGGAAACTCGCCCGTCATCACCAACCACGCAAGTCTGTGCGCTAGGTATTGTTTGGACTTGAGCCGAATTCGGATATAGCCGCTCCCATTTATTGATCCTGCAGGGCTTCCGGCTTTGACCCGATTGCATGTTTTTACCTTTCGGATGAAAGCTCCGGTGACTGGGTCGTAACCCAACAGACTTCTGGCTTCCTCGGCAGATATATCGCTCATAGTGCCTCCGCGAGTTTGCGCAGCGCGTTACGCTCAGCCCTTGTCAGAACTGGCTTGCGGCGCTTGAGGATGGTTTCGGGATCGATGTTGGTCGAGCGCTTGGCGGGCGGCGGGTTAAGGGCCGGGCTCTCGCCCTGGTAGATCGTTCCGCCGGCGGCCAGGAACTGGGCTACCTTCGCGTTGATGGCGTCGGATAGCGGTCGGTGTGCCTCGACGATGGTCTGGTGATTGCTGATCATGCCGCGATCCCCAGCACCTGGTTCATACGGTCATCGAGGATTTCGTAGAAGGTCTTCACCCGTTCCGAAAGTTTTCGGATCATCGCCTCGTCCCGGTACGCGCGCTTGATGAACAGCGGCATCCCCGGCCAGTAGCAAACAAAGTCGATCCACTCGCGCTCTGAGATCCACAGGCCGCCCTGGCACTGGGCGACGTGTTCCTTTGGAATCTCACCGGACAGGATCACTTCGACCTGAAACTTCGGCAGTTTGGTTTTGATTTCCGTCAGGCCCTTGGTCCCCACCAGCGAGTCAGGCGAATAGCCGGCGCCGTGGTTGAGGATGATTGCCACCTGGCTGGTTTCAACTTCTTCGCGCTCTTCGTAGAGCTTGCGGGCGACAGCCTCCAGCTCGTGGCCGCGCTCAGTGTGCCGGTTGCCCATGAACGGGTCGGCTGCTTCGCCGGTGATGCGCTCGCCGATCAGCGTGTTCATGTAGGTGATGGCGCCGGCGCCGAAACCGGCCTCGCCTTTGCCGTTGACCAGCAGACACTCCAGCTCGGAGCAGGTGACGATGCCCAAGCGCAATGCCAGCCACTCAGGCGAGCCTTGCTGTACTTCGGTGATGATTTGCATGGCTTACTCCTGTGGCCGGCTGGTGGCTTTGCTGATTCGCGCCGAGACGGCATCGAATTCGGATTTGAAGACGTTGGCTGCGCAACCGTACTTGGCGGTGAAATTGTCCTGGAGTACCTGGCTGCACTTCTTCAGCAGCGCGTCGAGTTGGGCGGCTTGGCCGGGGGTGATAACTGGCTCTGACGGGGTATCGGGCTTTTTGCCGGCGTCCTGGCCGTCGTCGTCCTCGCCGGTGGTGGTGAAGTTGAGCAGGGCGCCGGCGGTATAGCGCTTGCCGTAGCTGACCGAGCTGGCGACAGCCTGGACAGCGTTTTTGCTGCCGGTGGCGTCAGCGGGAAGGAGGATCGAGGTGGTTTCACGGTGCCCGTCTTTGTGGCTCAGCACACCCTCAACTTCGACCCCGGTTGCTCCGCGCGGGATGCGGAACGAAAGGGCGAAGCCGTATTTTGCAAGAATGGGTTTTAGTTGTTCGTTGATGTCTTCCCAGAGGGCATAGGTGGATTGAACGTTCTTGAATTTGTCGCGGATGGCGCCACGCTCGCGGATCACCGGGAGCTTCTTTTGCATTTCGGACATCGCGGCATCGAAGGCCTGTTTTGCGAGTCGGTCCTGGTGCTGCTGGTGCATCACCATCAGCCGTTCCATCTTGTCGATGTCGGCGGCGGGGTTGGTGGCCACCTGCTGGATGATCGCCATGATCGTGGCGGATTCGCTTTGTGCGGCCGGCACGCGCTCGACCGGGTCTTTCACTGCAAGATTGCTCATGGCGACCTCAGTAGGAAATTGAAATGGCGGGGATTTTGCGCTGGGCGATCAGTGTGACCGCTTGCTTGGCACAGGCCTCTGGCATGCCGCCGGCGATGAACGCCTCCAGCGCTGCGCGGTTGATCTTCGCTTGGTGGACCTTGTCCGCTTCACGGGCTGTTGCCTGGCGCAGGATTTCGTCGGCTGCTGCATCGGCGCGTGCTTGCTCATCCAAGAGGGCTTGTTCGACGGCTTTTTTCTGATCTTCGATGCCTTGCAGGCGGTCGCGCTCGGCCTTCTGTTCGGCCTCGATTTTCTCGCGCTTCGCTTGTTCGGCCTGGCGTTCGGCTTCGGTGGCCTGCAATTTGAGATCGTTCTCGCGCTTCTCGGCGGCGGCCTGTTCGTCACGCACACGCTGTGCTTCGGCTTCACGATCACGCAGGGCCTTCGCTTCGGCTTCGCGGGTGGCTTGCTCGGCGGCTTCGCGGGCAATACGATCCTCGATGTCCTTCTTGTCGCGTGCTTCCTTCTCCAGGCGCAGGCGGGTCAGTTCGGCCTGTTCGGCTTCGTACTGGGTGCGCTCGACGTGCAGGGCGCGCAGCTTCGCAAGGGTCTGGTCCTTCACCTGTGCGGCTTCGGCCAGGAACTCTTCCCAGGCATCGCTGATTGCGACCAGCTCAAGCTGGGCGATGATGTCGGCGACATGGGCGGCGGCCGGGGCCGCTTCGAAAACGGCTAGATCCTTGATGGCCTGGATACCGTCGACGTGCTTGTCTTTGCGGGCCTGCTCGGCCTGCTCCCACTCCGTCAGCGGCTGGCGGGTGGTATCACGCAGTTCGTCCATCTTGGTGACGAACTCGCGCAGCTCGGCTTCCACCACCTTTGGCATTTCTTTGAGGACGCGCAGATAGTCGCGCCCCGGCTTTTCCACGGCAGCCTTGGATTTTCCGACCTTGGCGGCCAGGGAGGCGATGCGCTCGCGACCCTTGCGGGTGGTCAAGTCGGGAACCTCGGCGGAGACTTCAGCCTTCACCGCGTCGAAGAACTGGCCCAGGCCGCCTTTAACGTAGATGGTCGGCGCGTTGTCGGCGCTGATGTCGTCGATGGTGATTACTTGCTGTTGTGCGGACATGGGGAATCCTTGCCGCGATGCTCGCAGCGTTTAAAGGGGGAGTGGAAATAAGGGTTGATAAACGTTCTTATTCGCATTTAAGATACGTAATAACATATCAACTCAACGCAAGGAGCCTCACCGATGAAAGTGCTGTCCTCACTGAAAGAAGCGAAAAACCGTCACCGCGACTGCCAGATCGTGATGCGCCGGGGCCGGATCTACGTGATTTGTAAATCCAATCCGAAATTCAAAGCGCGACAGGGTAGTGCGAAGAACAAAAATAAGGGCAAAGGCTGATCAGCACTGTTGCTGACTTTGCTGCTCAACCCGGTAGCGCAGGACTTGGAGAACGCGACCGCCGTAGCCAGGTTCGGCGTACTGCTCAACCGGTGCGCCGAAGAAGCCACGGCGTTCGGCCAGGCTATAGGCTTCACGCAGGTTGTGAGCGCTGATGTCTTCGAGCTGCTCGTCGACCAGTGATTTAACCGGTGCTGTGGTCACGCTGCCTCCTTGCGCGAAACCCTGTTGAGGCGTGCGCAGTAGTGGTCGAATTCCTTGAGGGTGAGGGACTGATCAACGAGAAACTGAGTGATCATCCGCTGAACAATTACGGCCTCTGCCTGGGTGCTTGCGGCATGGGAGAGGCTTTCGAGCGCGTCGTCGATGAGGATGTGGGCGCTCATAGGTCGCTATCCACGTCGTCCTCGACTTCTTCGCGTTCCGCTGCAACTGCCTCGGCGGCGTAGGGCCTGAGCAGGTCCATCGCGATCCGTTCGGCGGCGGTGATGGGGCGCTGTTCGCCAACCAGGTCGGCGGCGTGGCCGCGTGAATCGGCTTGGCTGCCAAGGATCGCCGACAGGAACAAGCGGGCGAACGAGTCGCGCTGATCCAGGCCTTCCTCTTGTCGCTTGTTCAAGATGCCTTGCAGGTACGTGCAGTACCGGTCGAACGTCACGACCTGCGGCTGTCCGTAGCGGCGCTTCCACTTGATGTCCATGCCGCACACCAACTGTTCAGCCGAGTGTTCCAGCCATTCCTGTTCCGGGTTCGCCTCGCTGACCTCTGGAGGCACCTGAGCGTCGAAACGCTCCTGGCATATCTTCAATGCTGCGTTCATGGTCGCCTCCACGGCGGTGGGTTAGTCGGTGTAGGCGATGTATTTGAATTTGCCTTTGCCGAAATACTCGAAGCGCCCGCCGAACGTTCCGCGCACCTTTTCCTCAACTTCGGCACTGGAAAGGCCTTCGGGATAGACGCCTTCTTTGATCATTGAAGAGTTCGTGTGCGACTTGCTGTGCCAATCGACTTTGCTGGCATCCAGCGGCCGAGGCTCCCAGGAGCGATACACGCCAGTGGACTTGTCGACGCTGACTACAAAGCCGTTGATCACCTGGTCTTCCGACTCTTCCCAGCCGCAGGCCTGGCAGAAACCGCGAGGTGAAGTGCATGCCCCACAAGGTGGCATGCTGTGGCAGGAGCAGTTTTCTACGGGATGCTCTTGGACGATGCCCTTGCAACCTTTGCGGCGGCAGGTTTCGCCCTCGCAATATCCGAAATCGCTCATGGCGACCTCCAGTGTTTGGGGTTAGGCGATAACGACCGACGACAAATAAGCGCGGCACTCTCGAACACGGTCGGCAGCGGCTTGGACTTCGGCGCCGAGCGCCTTCAGCGCACCCAGGTGAATCATTTCCCGGCCACGGATCAACGTTCCTTGGTAGTTGTTGCGGCTGTCGCAGGCGGACACCGCCACGGTCACACCGTTGACGGTGACCGAGTAACCAGATTGCCCAGCGTGCCCACGAACAGTAGCGAGCCGATCGGTTGCGACCTGGTGGGACTTTTCGGCCAATTCCAGAGCCTTAACCGCCTCCGTGATCGCCTCCGTGTATTTGCTCATTACTTGCTCCATTCGTTGGTTCACCTGTATTCGTCAACACTCCTTCCTCCCGCTGGTTGCCGATGGGCGCGGGGCGAGTGTTGACGGGTAGAGGTGTGGCGTGGTGAAACTGACCTGGTCAGGCCAGTCTGAATTTATTGCCGGGGAAGTCTTTTTCGAACTCGCGCAGGATTTGGTCGGCGAGCTCAGGACATTTACGGGGGAGGGCGTGACGGCGCTCTTCGGTGATTTCGACTTTTCTCTTGCCGATGGCACAAAGAACATATGCCCAGCCGCCTTGGGTCATGACTTGAAGCTTTTCCATTTTTACCTCCGAGTAGATGGGGAGCGCTGATGCAATAAAGACGCATAAAAAAGCCCAGTCGAAACCGGGCTTTTCCCTCTTTCCGTAACAAGCCTGCCGGGCGCATGTGGCGTCGGGCAGTTGATTTGCTAGTCCATGATGAAACCCTCCGTTGCTCGCTCACTGGGAAGGCAGTGGCCACCGATTGAGCCTGCATCGGGGTGTGATCTGGCCGGGTGCGATACCGGCATCCATGGGTGGGCTCGAACCACCGGCGCGCCTTTTGCGAGGCCGCTCTACCAACTGAGCTACATGGTCACGCCCTGGTCACCCGGCCTAGGAATCCGGTCACCCATTACGCTTAGCGCATCGCCTGCGCTTAACCTCAGATCACACTCCGATGCAGCCTGGTGCTGGGGAGTACCAGGGCCTCGGGCAGTTAACGACAGGCTGTCGTGGCGCTGGTTGTTCAGTTGCTCGCCTGGATGAACAAGTCGACCAGGGCGGTCAGCAGTGCATCGTGATCAAGGTTTTCAACAGGCAGGCCAACATCCTGAAAGGTTGCAATTGCCCGCCCCAGTGCATCGCTCACGATTTCCTGATCTTCGGGCTCAAGGTCTGCGTATTCGGTTTTCATCGTGTTGCCCTCCAGGGCGGTGATTACATCCGTCTGCCCACTCGGTGGAATGGGCAGAGGTGATGCGGTCAGATTTCTTGAACTTCGCCGGAAGCGATGCGGGCAGCACAAAGCGCATCGCCTTGTGCCTGGTCGTCATCGTCCTTGCCAAGAAACATGAAGCCTTCTTCCGGCACTTCCTGAAATTGCGCGTAGAGCCCAGGGCCGCTGTGGGCGCTGTTGTCCTCAACGAGGATCAGCGTCATGTCGTCATAGGCTTCGGGGTCGCTGCTGCCTTCGGAAAGCTCCAACAGCTCTTTGATTTGGCGGTGCGTGATGTGGATTCGCATGTCTGTTGCTCCGGTTGTTTTCCCAATGCACCCGTCGCCAGGTGCATCAGTGAAAAGTCCCGCTTTATCGCCAGGGATAACCGGGATACGGCTCTCCAGAAAGCCCATGCTCGGCTTGTCCGGCCAGCTTCTCCCAAAGCGCTTTTAGGCGCTTTCGACCCTTCCTCGTCTCCTGATCCGGTATCACCGTCTTCGCCAAAGCGAGGCCGCATTCTTCGCTGCAACAGCTGAAGCCATGTCCCCACGAAGTGCTCCACATGCGCGCTCCGCCCCATTCATCTTTGGCATCTTTCGCGCCGCATTGCGGGCAGTCGTGGGTGAGGAAGTACTGTCTGGAACGCATGTCGCTGCCCTCGGTTGATTTCCCGTCAGGCCCTCTTGCGAAGGCCTGCCAGTGAAATCTTCACTCCGGCACCCTGATCGGCTGCTGGTCGATGATCGTGATTGAACCCCGATCAGTTACCGCGACCCTGGCAGTCAAGCCTGGATGGAGCTCAGCAAGCCGCGGGTGCGACTTAAAGTCCGTGACTCGACCGGTGCGATCGCCAAGGCCGAGGTAGATCACGTCTCCTATTTCAATTTCACTGCCGCGCTTCGTTGGCATTTCCGTATCTCCGGTTGTCATCCCAAGCAGCCCTCGCGAGAAGGCTGCTCAGTGATGCTGTTCAGTTGAACCCGTGCAAAATTTGCATTAGTTCGTTTCTCCACCACGCGCATCGCCCGATTCATATCTCTGGCCAGGTCACACATTCCGTGAACGGTGTTCTTCCCGGCTGGCTTGCGTGGTATCGCGTACTCACATGAGGGAGTACGGCAGCTATCCAGAGGCTGCATGGGCGGCGGTTTAGCTTCTTCCGACCCAGGTAATGGCCTGGGTACGTCGCGGGGGTCACGTCGGGTTGTTAAAGAGCGGCGCGGCTTTCGCTGCTGGCCGGCGTTGTTGCTGCTGGCTTGGATGCAAATATAGGCACTCCCATATTTGTCGTCAATGGGTATTCCCATATATTTTATAGGAGGCGATAAAAAAGCCCGCTCAATGGCGGGCTCATTTATGCGTCGCAGTATTCTCGCCAGCCGATCCTGACGGTCCCGCCTTCCAAGGTCTCGACACGGACGCCGGCGGTTTCGCCGATTTCATCCAGCAGGCGCTTCCAGTCCTCGGGGCTTTCGTGCTCCAGCCTACACACCGTGACCACCTGGACCTTTTGAACGCCCGGCGAGGCGATCAGGGCTTGCAGGCGCCGGCCTGCGGATTCGTAGGAAGAGGGTGGCTGCGAGGTGGTGAAAGCTAGACTGGGCATGTGGTACTCCTTACCTATACTGGATGCATGTACAGTATTGGTGTTGTCATATCTTGGCAAGCGTCAGATGAAGATTTAATGCACAAATGCATAGTGGCTGAGGCAAGTCACCTTCTCGCGGGCACAAAAAAGCCCGCACTTGGCGGGCCTCGGAGCTGCTGATGATCAGTCGGTAATTGGAGGGTACTTGCCACTCGCCGAGTCACGATAGACGACCTCACAGAAAAGCCGTGGCCCGTCGCGGAGAGCCGCAAGGGCGCGCTTGGCTTCTTCCTTGGTTTCGTATGGGCCGGCACCGACCGCTAGGCCGATCATTGATACAACGGGAAGACCAGCCATCGCTATGGCGTCCATAGTTCGCTCCTGCTCATCTTTGTCGCGGCAGGACGTCGAAGCTACCCAGCCAACCTTCAGTCGAGGGGGCTTTGCTGGTTCAACGTCGGCGCCGCAGTGCTTGCACTTGATAGCGGCATTTTTGATTGTTTCAGCGCACAAAGGGCAAGGGCGCGACCCGGATTCCGCTTGAGCGTGTGCGGTCGGTGCTCTGCCGCCCAGAAGAACCATAAGCAGGCCAGCCAGCGCAATGACGCCCCCGACGATTGTATGGACCTGGCGATCCGCCATGAGACCCAGATTGTTTACACGTCCACCGGCGCCAGTCGGTACGGACACATCCATGCTCAGCGCGAAAATCAGCCAGCACACGCCGACGATCAACGCGAACGCCCCAAATCCCTTCATTGGAACCTCCTGTAATTGAGCAAATAATTTACCAGCCCTGGCGAATAGACTCCAAAAACTTGAGGGCAATCAATGCTATAAATTAGTGCTCATTAAAAAAAGCCCGTGCGTGGCGGGCTTTTTATATTTTGAAAATAATGGAGCAATCTCAATATGAGATTTTTATGTATATTTAACAAGTACCAAAAGTCTTGGCTTTCCCTTGGTGTTAGTGAACTTTATAATGCTGCCTGTTAAGTCGCCAGAATTAATCAGATTTGTAAAGCTAGGCGCAAGAGCTTTATTAATATATCCGACATGTTTGTTGTTGTGTATTATCTTCACAGCTGATGTGTCATGAAGGTTTGTCGGGTCTTTTTCAAAGAAAACTCTATCTGATTCAGAAAATACTGAATCACCCATGTGATGAGTTAAGCCCGCGACTTCCACGATCAAGTCTAGCGGCGCCTTTGCGTCACTGAGGTCGGGGCATAGTTCAAAGGTATCACTGGGCAAGCGAGCACCAGTGTAGGCCAATAGGGCGAAGGAAGATCCAGCAAAATCTATCGGGAGATTGTACTGCTTGAGGTACTCTTGAAAATCCTCACGCCTTCTGGGAGGCAACCTGCGAACAAACACGTCCAAGGCCCCTAATTTATCATGTTCTCCTTTCGCGTCCGCAAACGCAGGGAACTCATGAAATCCTTCTTCCAAAGCAAGTCTAAAGTCGTCTGTCCCTTTTAAATATTTGAAAGAGGCGTCATCACCATGTCTCAATAGCTCACCAACAACACGCCTGTTTTTCGGCGCATCGGCATTTGCGTGATGCCAGACAAGCAACAACCTTGACGGCTCGAAAATGTGTTCAATTTCGTTCATTTTAGGATATCCAGTGCCAGCTGCGCACGTCTACTTGTCAGCCTGAAAATGAAATCGGCTCGTGCTTGGGTGAGATTACCACCACCAGGAGCCGGAATGTCAACGAGAGACTGTAGGATGTCTCGGAAGGTTCCTAGGTCAAAATCCTTTAGTTTTTTCAGGAGAAGACCGCGAACGTCCTTACGCGCTTTTGATATGAAAGTGAGTGATTCCAAGTGCCCAATGCGGTCGAGTTCGGCTTGCGAAATCCTTATGTGGTGCCTGCCACGATTTATGTACCTTTCCAGGGCTTCATCGTCCCATTGCGAGAATTTTGCAGGCAGCAATTCGTGTCCCAAGCTGGTGCCGTTGTCAAACCAGGGTGCAAACCTCCACTTAATTTCATAGAGTTCTCCTCTGCGTCTGGCAACGCTTTTCGGGAGTTTGACCGCTTGCAAAAGGTGTCCCCAATTATCTTGGTGTCGATCAGTGTTACCTATTATTGAATCGAAAAGCATCATAGACCAAAACTCATAAATATGGTCTCGACCCAATGCCCCACTGTTGAATTTATCAGCATCTAATATATTGTGTTGCGTTCCACGCTCCCGGTCAAAACCAGGAATTATTTTGTGGAAGAAGTTGCCCGCAGAGTAAAAGTCTGTCTCGCCCTCTTCATAGAACCACGCGCTTAATGCTCCACATTGACCATTAGTCGAATCGAAGGCTGCGTAGCAAGGAGGGGCGGGTACTTTAAGGAGTACTGAAATTTCGTAAGCAATAATCTCAGCCCAAAATTGCTCGGGATATCTGTTTGCCGAGCGCTTAAACATGTGACGCCAATCGGGCTTTATAAAGCTTTCATTGGGTACACTTGGTGAAAAAAGCGTTCGCTTCGGCCTAGCTCCCTCGGGATAGGCGGCAGGCGAAGCCTCATCTTCCGGCCAATTTGCGATATCTATAAACTTCTCTTGCATTCTCCATCCTTAGGAACTAACTCTCGCCGGGTAGAGCTCTTGGCTTGCTGGGCCCAATTTATGCCACCACCGCTAGCGCCAGTTCGGGCGCTGTAAGTTCTTTTTAGTAAAACTTCTGAAGCGCCTGAACAACCACACCCACGATCCGACATTTCTCGTCTACGGCCTCGATGGGGTAGCTCGGGTTCAATGGTTTGAGGAACAACCGGCCGCCGTCGCTGACCAGCTTCTTGAATGTGGCTTCGTTGCTGTCCGGCAGCTTGGCCACTACCAGCTTACCTGGCGCAACCTCAGCCTCAGTGTCCACCAGAATCAGCGTGCCTTCGGTGATGCTTTGGCCGGCGGGCGCCGTCATCGAGTCACCTTTAACTGTTAGCCAGAACGCCGGTCCTTTGGAGTCGTACTCCGAAAATTCGTAGGTGTCAGAAATTCCAGCCGGGTAAGGCTCTACAGCTTCCGACCAGGCGCCGGCGGCAACCCAGCTCACAACCGGGTAGCGGAAAGATTTGGTGGGCTGGGCGGCAGGGGAGACGTTCGATTCACCAGTGCCGGACGTTAACCCAAGAGCAAGCATTGGCCCGATCTCGTCTGAGAGCCATTTGGCGTTAACCCCACATGCATCGGCGATCTTCACGACGTGTGCGGTGGCTTTCGATTTTCCACGCTCAAGGTCAGAAATCGACGTCTGCGTGATACCAGCTTTAGCGGCCAATTCGCCCTGATTGAGCTTGGCGTGCCGGCGCGCTGCCTTTAAACGATCTTTGAATTCCATGCAGCGAGTATTACGGGTGCTCCCATATCCTTGCAAATCGGTATTCCCATAATCTACTATATGGGTATTCCCGTATGGAGGGGCGACATGAACACTATCTATAAGGACCTCGTTGCCTTCTTCGGCACCCAGGAGGTCACCGCTGAAAAGCTCAAGGTTGATCAAAGCACCGTTTCCGGTTGGGTTCGCGAAAAGCACGGCATGTCTCCAGTGGTTGCCAAGCGAGCGGAGGCGTTGACCGGAGGTGCTTTCAAAAAAGAGTCCCTTTGTCCGTCGTTTCCCTGGGCCGAGATGGCCGCCTAAGCGACATCCCCGTCCGCCGCTCCATTGAGCAAATGATCGCCTCTGCACTTGTAGGGCGCCACGGAAACAAATTTGAGGTTTTACGAATGGAAGACTTTTTGGATGCATGCCAGGCAGCAGTGAAGGGCAATGAGCCCAAGACCCTGGCTGCAAAGATGGGTGTTCCTCACGTTGGCCTGCTTCAGCGCGCAAATCCAGATAACGAGGCTCACCACCTGACCGTGGAGCATCTTTTCGGGATCTTGCTGCACACCGGCGACATGCGTCCGCTTGAAGCCTTGGCAAATGAGTTCGGCTTTGAGCTGGTGGCGAAGGCCGCGCCCAAGCCGCAAGGGCTCACAAAGTCGCTGATCAATGTCGCGAAGGAAGTGGCCGACCTGACCATCGCCGTGCATGAGGCGCTGGACGACAACCACGTCAGCACCTTCGAAAAGAACCTAATCCGCCAAGAGATCAACCACGTCCGCCAGAGCCTGGACGTGATGGATGCATCGGTAAAGGCCGCCTGAATTTCAGGCACAAAAAAGCCGACGGTCGAGGTCGGCTAATTCGATAACACTTTGTGAGGCCGATTATATGCAAACCCCGCCACATATCAATAGCGCTACCAATCTCGCGCCACGTTTTCCGCAATCTGAAAACGTGGCGCGCAATCCCTCAGTGATTCCGTTCGACTTCGACGGCGCCGCAATCCGCGTCATCACCGACAAACTCGGCGATCCGTGGTTTATCGCGCGCGATGTCGCTGATGCCCTGGGCTACTCCAAACCTGAGAACGCCGTGGCCCGCCACTGCAAGGCCGCGACCACTACCCCGAAACAGGGTGGTGGTTTCATGACCATCATTCCTGAGCGCGATCTGTACCGGCTGGTGATGAAGTCGAAGCTGCCGGCCGCCGAGAAGTTCGAAGAGTGGGTGGTGGGCCAGGTGCTGCCAAGCATCCGCAAGACGGGCTCGTTTTCTGCCCAAGGCCCGAACAACTCCAAGATCGTTGGCGAACTCGCCATTCTGGAATGCTTCGACCGCCTGCTGAAGCCTGCGAACTCCAGCAAGATGATGATGCTGGCCAAGATCGCTACCAACAACGGTCTGGACGCCAAGTTCCTTCCAGGCTACGCCGTGGATGCGGCCCCTGACGCCGCTGGCGGCTCTTCGATGCCAACCAAGGCCATCACCGCTCTGATCAAAGATCACACCATCGCCAGCACGGCGCGCGCCTTCAACCTCGTACTTCAAGCCCACGGCTTCCTGGCGCTACTCCAGCGCAAAAACTCCAAGCAGGAAACCGTCGACTTCTGGTCTGTGACCGAGAAGGGCATGACCTACGGCAAGAACCTCACCAGCCCCCAATGCCCCCGCGAAACGCAGCCTCATTGGTACGTGGATCGCTTCCTCGAATTGGCCGCTAAGGTCGGGAAGGCCTGACATGCAATACACTGTCACGATTAACCAGGTGAAGGCGCTGGAGTGGGGGCTGAATTCTCAGCAGGCCCTGCTGTTCGCCTTTGTCTACGGCTGCCCGAGCTGGACCAAGCCAATCAAAACCGATGACGGGATC